GGTCAGCCGCGCACCTGCAACACGCTGTTTGACTCCAATATCGCAAGCCTTGACATGGGCCATGCACAGGGCGGCGGTACTATTCTGGACGCACTAGATAACACCATCCAAAACCATACCGGCTCGATCACGCTGGATAACGAGACCGGTACCACCGATAACCGGAACGGCGCACAAACCTATACTTGTCCCGCGGCAGCGGCCATGAATGATGGCCAGGCAGGCCCTGACGCCATGCCAAACGCCACACAAGCCTATAAAGACGCGAGGGGCCTATGAGGAGGTTATTGGCAATTATCGGCCTTCTGGCGGCCTGTGAGGCGGTCATGGCGGCCAATCCCGCACTGACCTGCGGCACGGTTGCCAGTTGTGAGGGTGCAACGTCTTGTGAGGTCACACCGCCAACGGTTGCCAATGATGACCTGATGGTATTGCTGGCCGGCGCCACGGATAGCAGCGCCTTCCCGGCCGACCTTGAAATCAACGAATCCGGCTGGACGCAGCGCGGCCAGATTGAGGACGCCACCGGTAACGACCGTGAGCTGATCGTCGAAACCAAAATCGCGGCATCAGAATCAGGCACCTACACAGTGCGTCTGGCCGATGACAGCAGCACCACATTCGATGCGGTGATTTGCGTCATTCCGGATGGTGACTTCAACGCCTCGTCGATTCTGGATGGCACCGTGGTTACAGACGGCGCCAATAACGTCAATAGCTGGAATCCGACCAGCCACGTTACGGCCACCGATAACGCGCTGAGTGTGCTATTTATGCTCGCCGGTCAGGCCAACACGGGTGACAACAACTGCAACAGTCCGCCCAGTGGATACACTGAGGAGGCGGAATTATTCGATAGCAGCATCGCCCGGCTGTTCTGCGTCTGGGAGAATACCGTCGAAACCGCCGGCACCGAGGACCCGGGCGAGATTACCGGCATTAGCACCTCGAACGCCGCTGATCCGAACGGCATTTTGTTCTCGATCTCGCCGGCCGCAGCGGTGCCTGCTTTTTCCTCGGCGGTCACGCTTGATGACTGCACCGCCACGCAATGTACGTTTGATTTCACCACCGACAGCACCGGCACGGTGTTTGCCGCGGCCTATACCCCGGGCGCCAGCGCACCCGCCAACTGCGATGCGGTAGAGACCGGCACGGGCGCCGAGGACACCGCTTCAGTGGCGGTGGTTGCCAGTGTGGCCAATTCGATCACGCTGGATGTGGTTTTTCCCTCACATGATTTCTATTTCTGCCCAGAGAACTCGCTGGATGTAGACGGCTCGGTGTCCAGCATCGTGGCCCAGCTTCGCGATGCCGCGACCGGGTATCAGCTTGTGACCAATGTTGGTCTTTCGGCGACCAGCGTATTTGCAACGCCAACCGATACCACCTGTGATGTGACCTCAGGCAATACCACGATCAGTGGCTGTGGCGACACCTCAGACTTCGCGGTGGGTATGTTGGCAACCATTTCTAGTGGATTTCCGACCACCGACGTTTACCGCATCACCAACAAAACCAGCAGTTCACTGACCTTTGACACCGCGCCAACGTCCTCACCGTCAAATGTGACTGTTACGGGCTTTTTAGAGCCTGATGGCGGGGCGTTTTTCGACCCGGTCATATCGGCAAACGACATTTTTGAGGTCCAGACCACCTCCAGCATCGGCGGCACGGTGACCTGGGAAACCGATCTGGACATGAAATATGTGGCCGACAGCGGCGAGGAGCAGGACTTCGCCGAGATAAAGTTCTGCTCACAGGACGAATCCGACAGCACCGGAGAATTCACAAGTCCCGCTTGCTGGACCGGCAGTTTTGCCAGCATCTATCACAACAACGTCCCGCCAAGTTTTGATATTGAGGCGGTGGCGTCGATTTCCTTGCCGGTCGGCTCGGCAATGGACAGCATCGATTTCAACAATCTGTGCAGCCATTCAAACCTGTCACCGGCAACCGAGTTGCGGGTCGGCTCCAGTCTGCCCGCCAGCCTGACCATGAGCAATGGCACGGTCTCTGGCACTGTGTCTGTGGAGAATGAGGCCGGCTTTAGTGTGGATATTTGGTGTGGTGCGGGTGGTCTTTTTGACCTGCAAACCTGGACCGCCTACCCGGTGGATACCTGGACCATGACCAATATTGTCGGCCTGACTCAGACCGCCGCGGAGACCGCGATTGTCAGTGATGCCCCGTGGCGTGAGGGTGACGGCATCCAGACCTCACTGGCCTGCTCTGACTCGGTGGCCTCAGGTAATATAATCAGCCAAACGCCAACCGCCGCCACAGAGGTTGCGGCAGAGGTTGCGATTACCGCAATCATTTCGGACGGCACCAAATGCGCAACACGGAGGCGCGGATTCCAATGAAAACACTCCTACCCCTGATTTTATTGGCGCTATGCGCACCCTCAGAGGCGCAATTTCACCGCAACAACGGCGAGACCTCGAACGTCATCGGCCCGCTTTGCATACCCGAGTTCACGGGCTCCGAGCTTTTCGATGTTGATTTCAATACGGCCAATTTACAAATCGACATCTACGCCAGTGGCAACGGGGTCAATACCGCGTTCAGCTACACCGGCGGCAATATCGATGATTACGATGGCGCGCCACCTGCTTGGGGTGCGCCCGCCTCGAGCGCCGTTGAGGTTGAGGACGATGACGAATGTGTTCGCCTGCATATACGGGACGAGGTGTTTTCGGTCTCAGGGGCCACAGAGTGGGCCATCAAGTTCACCGATGGTGCCTCAGATAACATCATGGACTGGACGTTTTACGTCACGGCGGACAGCGATGATTTTGTTATTCAGTCTGGTACCTGTGATTCCGGAAGCACCACCACTTGCGTTGATGCCGCTCTGACCGAGACCGATTCAGGCTATTGGCGCCGCGGTGTGGCGATTAAGTTCACATCCGGGACTATCCAGAACCAGACTTTTTGCATCACGGCTTTTGCCGATGGCACAGACACCCTGACATTCACACCGGCAGCCACACAGGCGGTGTCCACGAACAGTTATACTCTGATCGTTGATGCGATTTGCGGAGGCGTGGGCGCGCTCTGATGGCCGAGGAAAACTATTTTAGGTCTGGTTACTTACGTCCCGGCTATGACCGCGATGGGTATTTTCGCGGCGAGGGATCAACCGAATCCGATTCAGAGGGCTCTGATGCGGGCCGCAAGTATGTGGAACGCCGGCCCAAGCGCCGGCATCGCAAGCTGAATACCGTGATGATGGGCGCGCACAACCGCAACAAAGTGCCGGGAACGCTGTAAAGGGCTATACTTGCCGTGAATTTTCATTTGGCTACGAGGGATCGATATGCCAGCGACTGACGTACTTGAATCGGAGTTGTTAAATTTAATATTTCTCAACACTGCCTTTGACAATATCGGTGACGCATCAGGGATTGGCGGCTCTACCGCCGCAGGAAATCTCGAAATTAGTCTGCATACCGGCACACTGGGTGACACATCGAATCAAAACACCACTGAGGCCGCCTATACCTCCTATGCGCGCGTTGATGTAGCCAGAGCCGCCGCGCAGTGGACTGAAGCCTCAGGAACGGTTGACAATGACAACGCCGTGACCTTCCCGGCAGCCACCGGTGGCTCAGAAACCGAGACTGATTTTGGTATTGGTTCTGATGTGGTGGCCAACGAGCTTTGGATTTATGGCGCCTTAAACTCATCGCTTGCGGTTAGCTCGGGAATCACGCCGGAATTTGCTGCCGGCGCGCTTGATATATCTTTGACTTGATGGACGACCCGCAATCAAGGCTGACCCGAAAATCGCCTAAAATACAGACGATTGCGCCGACTGTTCTTGAGTCCACCGATATGGTGGTGTGGCATGAGGGCGATCTTGTTTTTGTTAAGATAAAAGACAAGGTTTTGAAGCTGCACTATTCCAGTGCAATCGAGCTTTCAACCCTGCTGAGAAATCACGGCAAGCAATCCAAGAATATATCCGGGGATTTTTCCAAACACTGGTCCTGTTTTGCGGCACTTGCCGATGCCGAGGAAAACGACAAGCGCAATTTTCGCTGATCTGGTAGCGCATCCGGTTATCCTGGTCACGGGGTTTCATCGTTCTGGGACCACCATCGCCGCCAAGATGATTGCCCACGACACCGGGCATGACTTCGTGCGTGAGGAGGAGTTCAACTTCACCAATGTTGAAGCCTTCGAGTGCATGATTGAGGCCGACTATGGGCCGAAGGTCATTCAATGCCCGTTCATGGCCTGTCGCATTCACCACTACACGGATTGTTTTGTGGTCTGGATGGTGCGCCCGATTGAGGAAATCAAAGCCTCAATCTCGCAGATGCAAACCCCGGCCGGCGAGCAGCTATTCGGGCATGGCTGGCTGGCTCGGGAAATGGCTGCCTATCACACCGAACGTGACCTGTTCGAGGTCAAACAAGAAAACTGGGAGTTACAACGCGAGCGCGTCCAGCACCTGGAATTGCCGTATCATAGCCTGGTAAACCACCCGCTATGGGTGCCCAAAGAGCAAAGGGATTGGCACTACAGGGCAACGGAACATGCAGCGTGAAATTGTTTCATCCAGAACCGAGCGCAGCAAAAGCTGGTTTGAACAGGGCACCGGCAAAGGCACGGTGTCATGTTCGATGGGCCGATTTCATTACGAGTCGAGCGAGGGCTCTGGTCAATTCGATGCCGAGTATGACTTTCAGTTACAGCGGGTAAACACTACGCGCCTAAACGGCTATCGCATCACCGCCAGTACTTGGCATTTTGAAATCCAGACCGAGGCACCGACCGGGCCACAGCCACCACAAGGCAGCCACGGCTATGGTGGCAAACGCGGCCAGCACTGGGTCAGGCAGCGCCTGGATGAGGTGGTATTCGCGCGCATCAGCGACGGTACCCGCACCCAGATTGGCAAAGTCAGCTATGACTCGGCCAATATCGTCATCACCAATTTTGATCGCCAAGTCGGCCCGAACAAGCAGCGGTTTACGGCAGGCGCCGAGGTCCGTTGGAATAACGTGCTCACGCTGGGTGCCGGCAATATCAGCATTGTCTGGACGGTCAGCGCGAAGGGTGTCAGGCAGGATGTGATCATGGACGAGACGGCGCGCGCGGTGGTCGATGCCCTGCCGCAATCGTGGGCCGCAACCGACACCCTACTTGGCTTTGTGGTGGACATGGACTGGCGCGACGTACCCACGCGCAAGATGCGTGATGTGCCGCTCGGTGATGGCTCCGACCTCTGGGACGATGGCGACCCGATGATCCTCGAGAACGCACAAGGCGAGAAACTGGGCGAGATGCGCCAGACCTTTGCTTATGCACAAAACCGCGGCGGCACCGCCCCCATGCACCGACGTTTTTTTCGTGAGTCAGCGCGGGACTTGTTGGTGTATGGCTTGCGCATGGACGATTACGCCAACTTTTTGCCCGGTGATTTGATATTCGACCCGGATATATCTGAGGATGTCGCCGCCGAGGCCGATGATGGCTATGAAAACCAGGCCGGCACGTTTGTTGATTTCTATAGCTTCGGTGGCGTTGATCGTTTGTATGCCGGTCAGTATGACGCGACCTATGAATACGATTCGGTGTATCGCTTCACATCGGTTGATGGTCCTGTCCGCGGTGACACCATTGATTCGGCGACCATTACGCTTTTCCGAGTCACCGGTGCAAACACGGTAGACATCCTGGTTGACTGTGATGTAGGCGCCAATCGACAGGATGCGCCGAGTTCAAGTCATAGACCCGACAGCGGCTGGACCTCAGGCACACAAGTCAGCACCACGATTTCAGGCGCGGCGCCCAATGGTGACAAGGTATCGGGGGATTTCGCCAGTGCTGTGCAGTCAGTGATTGATCTGGCTGCTTGGGCCAGCGGGCAGAATATCTGCGTGGCGGTGAGGAGCGATAACAACACCGCCGGCACTTACATTGGCCATCATTCAGGGGGCGAGACCAACCCGGCGACGCTGGATATAAGCTACACCGTTGGTGCGCCATTCCTGCCCATTTTTGCGGACGGCCAGAAGCGCCGCAATCCCTTGTTGAGGCGCTGATATGTCCAAGCATAAAGGCGGCAAGGTTTATCACGAGCGGTTCGAGAAAAAGAACCAGGGACTCAACCCGCGTGGCTGGGAGCATTGGCACGAAACCGACTGTCCCTGTTCTATTTGCGACCACAAAACTCAGGAGGAGTGCGACCGGGCAGGCTGTGATTGCTGCTCGTCGTTCTGTACCTGATGGCCGACAAACTCGTATACACCGGTGGAACCATTGCCAACATTTATGGCGGTATGGGCACGGGTTGGAACAATGACAATGGATTTTTCCCGACCAGTGCGGTCACGGGCTTTGGCTCATACAACGATACCACCGGCATCATCACCGCGCCGGCAAGTGGGTTGCCTGATGCCATTGGTATTGCCTGGAATGTCGAGCTTGAGGACACCAGCAACGGGCGGTGTTGCCCATCCTCTCGATTCACACAGGCCAGCGGCACGGCTGATGCCTTCAGTTCCACGCAAGTCAGTGGCTATAACCGAGATACATCAGAGGACCGCGCGTTTTTGACCGGCTTTGCCATTGCGGTCGGCATGAGCGCCAGTTCCACGTTTCAATTCCAGACCCGGCGCGATACGGATGCGCCGAATTCCGCCGATGGCAGCGTGAATTCCACATTGATGGTGTTCCCGATCTATTTCTCGGCGATTGGCGTTTATAGCAGCACCGATGCCTCATTGAACGGCGGCACCACGCCGAACCTGGTGGATGGCTGGACTGCTGACTATCAATCGGATACCGCACAAATTGAACTGGTATCAAACCAAATCGAGTGCAAAGGCGATAACAAAACCTATTGGATCATCGGTGGATACTCCACGGTGGGCGGTGGTGGCAGCCGAACACAGCGCATCATGCAATTAAGGACCGACACCACGCCAGAGGTCATGGCCTACATGATGAAACGCAATGCCTCCAATGATGTGGTCGGCATGATGGCGCATAACATGCTTCAGACCGTGACCGCCACGCGCGATGTGGATATGTACGTGTTCCGAGGTCAGGGCGTGGCTGCCAGAGATGGTGGCGCTGATGTGGATGCCGGCACACCGACCAGCGGCGAGCATCAACTGATTGTGATTGAGTTGAATGACGACGCCGAGACATTCAGGACCAAAGACGCCACCGCACAACAAGAATGCGCGCTGACAGGTCCTGTGGACCTGAACATATCCAGAACCAGCGATATTGACTGGAATGATTCGGCCTCGTTTACCCGTGCCAGCGATACCGCCATGAACGTCGAGCAGGCGATGGATGCATTGGTGATGGCCAATGTGGCGCTGCCCAGAAACGGCTCAATCACCTCGGGCAGTCGCTGGACCGCGCGCGGACATATCACCGTCAATGGCACCGAGCAAAACCGCACCCGGCATGGTGGCTATAACCGCGGCAACCAGTCCACCACAGACGCACATGGTCTGGTGATCAATCCGGATGGCCTGCTCACCCTTGCGGCCAATGACGATATTGGCGTCAGCATCCAGGAATTGTCAGGCACAGAGGGCGGTGCGGGTGACATTGAAACCGAGGATTTCGCCTCTGATGAGGGCGTCACCTTTATGGGCATCAACCTGGACACCCTCGAGGCGTCCGGGACCAGCCCAATTGAGGCATCAACATCCATTGCCTTTTCAGAGTCTGCATCACTCACCGGCACCGGTGCTTTGGCAGCGGCCGAGAGCATTGCATTCTCCGAGTCAGCGGCGCTGTCAGGTACAGGCGCACTAGCAGCCGCAACGGCGATTAACTTCTCAGAAAGCGCGGATCTGACCAATGCCAGTGCTGGCCAGATTGCTGCGGCGACCTCCATTGCGTTTTCAGAGAGTGCGACATTGACAGGCTATGGTGCATTAGCCGCAGCAACGGACATACAGTTTTCGGAATCAGCGGATTTGACCGGCATACTTGGCCCCGGGCCAATCGGTGACAATCTCGGTGGTATCATGATCGGAGGATTCAGGAGGGTCTAGGATGGCCAGAGTTTTTTACGCACCACTTGAGAATTTGAGCGTTACCAACGACGCTGACCAGGATATTTGGCAGTTAACCGCCGGCGCGAATGACAAGCTGGAATTGCTTGGATTTGAGTTGTATTCGGCAGCCATAGCCGCAGAAGCCCTGCGAATGCGCTTGATTCGACGCACGACCACGGGCACAGGTACCGCAGAGCCTGAGAATGAGGCCGATGAGGGCATGACCACGGCTGCCACCGCTGCGTGTGTGTCGTTAGTCACCACACCGGGCACGGCGGGTGAGGTATTGCAGGCGTATCAATGGGAGCAATTGGGTCCGCTCATTTATGCACCCACGCCCGAGCAGTATATCAAGGTCCAGGAGGGCGGTCGGATTGCGCTCAATCTCCTGACAGCACTGAACGCCACCACTGTCATGGATGGCTGGGTCTGCTGGCGCGAGCTGTAGTGAGGTCGGCTGATGTCCGGCCAAAAATCATGGGTCTACAGGAGACCGTGGCGCCAACGTAAGCGCGGCACTTATCTGGTACTCGTTGCCGAGGGCCAGATTGCCGCCAGCACGCAAATCGCCTTTTCCGAGTCAGCCACGCTGACAGGAACCGGTGCGCTCGCCGCCAGTGCATCGATCGATTTTTCAGAAAACGCCGCCCTGACCGCCACAGGGGCGCTGCAAGGGTCGGCTACGCTCGCCTTCTCAGAGACCGCGGTCTTAACCGCAACGGGCGAGCTACAAGCACAAGCCAGTGTTCAATTCTCTGAGTCCGCAACGCTATCAGCGACTGGCGCGTTAGGCGCTGCCACATCGATTGATTTCAGTGAGTCGGCAACCCTCAGTGCCACCGGTGCATTGGAGGCATCAGCAAGCATTGCGTTTTCTGAATCAGCCACCCTGTCAGCCATTGGCGAACTGTCAGCCAGTGCGACCATTGCCTTCAGCGAGTTTGCAGACCTGCGCGATGCAGGCGGCGGACAAATCAGTGCCAGCACCAGCATTGCATTCTCTGAAACCGCCGTCCTCACAGGCACAGGCGCCCTGTCATCCGATGAGTCTATTGCCTTCAGTGAATCCGCTGACCTCACGGCCATTGCCTCAATCTCTGCCAGCGCCACCATTGCATTCTCTGAATCGGCAGACCTCACAGACGCAGGCACAGGCCCGGCACCACAGCCAGAACAACCCAAAGGCGGCAGGGTAAGAAAAACCCGCACCCCGAAATATCTGGTCGAAATCAATGGCGAGTTTTTTGATGCTGAGAGTGTGCGCCAAGTCCAGATACTGCTGGAACACACGCGCAAGCTGGCCAAAGTCGCCGCCGAATCAGAGGCCAGCGCGGAGGCAATGCAGGGCGAGGAACAAAAGCCCATTCGCATCAAGCCACCGAAAATCAAGATTACGCAGGACAATAACCAGCCGGTCGAAAGTGTTACGGTCCGTAGGGAGGTTGCACGTACACAGGCAGTTATTGATAGAATCTATGCCAACAGTGCCGCACGAGTTCAGGAAATCCGAGACATGGCCGCGCGTCGTGAGGCACGTTTCAAACGTGAGCGCGATGATGAGGAGGCGATTATTTCGCTGCTGATGTGATGCCAGCCGGTAGACCCACAACATACACCACAGACCTTGCCACCGAGATTTGCGCAGAACTCGCAGAAGGAAAATCCATGCGTACTGTTTGCGCACAAGATGGCATGCCTGCCTGCTCTACAGTCTTTAAGTGGCTGCGTGAAATTGACGAATTTTCGGAGCAATACGCGCGGGCAAAAGAGGAGGCAGCCGATGCAATGGTTGAGGAAATGCTGGACATTGCTGATGATGGGCTGAATGACTATGTGGAGCGCGAACGCGCAGACGGCAGCAAATACGATGCTTTTGACAGTGAGCATGTACAGCGATCACGGCTCAGGATCGATACCAGGAAATGGATAGCCTCAAAACTTAAATCCAAGAAGTATGGCGAAAAGATACAGAACGAACACAGCGGAAGTATCATTATTGAGGCCGTAAGCTTTGCGGATACGACTCCCGAACAGTTGGAAACCTAGACCCTACCAGTTGCCGTTCTGGCAATACCTTGAGAAAGGTGGAACCCAAGCTCTTGAGGTCGCGCATCGTCGCTGGGGCAAGGATGATGTAATCCTTCACTGGACAGCCTACGCGGCGAACGTCAACCGTGTTGGAACCTATTGGCACATGCTGCCGCAAGCCTCACAAGCCAGAAAAGCCATCTGGGAAGCGATCAACCCGCACAGTGGTATGCGCCGTATTGACGAGGCATTTCCTCAAGAGATACGTGCCACGACCCGTGAACAGGACATGATGATCAAGTTCCGGAACGGGTCCACATGGCAGGTGGTTGGCTCTGACAACTATGACAGCCTGGTTGGATCACCACCGATTGGCGTGGCCATGTCTGAATGGGCGCTGGCCAAACCTCAAGCATGGGGCTATCTGCGCCCAATCCTCAGGGAAAACGGCGGCTGGGCTGCATTCATCACCACACCTCGTGGCAAGAATCATTTACACAGGCTTTATCAGGCGCTAAAGAAAAACCCCGATGCGTTCTGTGAGATAAGCCCGGCCACCAAGACCAGCGTATTCACAGCCGAGGAGCTTGAGGAGGAACGCAAAGCCTACATTGCTGAATATGGACCGCAGGTGGGCAAGGCGTTATTCGAGCAGGAGTATCTATGCTCGTTTGATGCCGCGATTGTGGGCGCGATCTTTGCCGCAGAAATCCAGAAAGCCCGGGATCAGGGTAGAATCGGTAAGGTCAGTTACGATCCGACTAAGCTGGTTTACACCTCATGGGACATAGGCCGCACGGATACCACGGCCATATGGTTCTATCAGATCGTCGGTAACGAGTATCACTATATCGATTACTATGAGAACTCAGGCGCTGACATCATGCATTACCTGAGCATCTTGCAGGGCAAGGGATACAACTATGACACACAACACATGCCACACGATGCTGACCATGCCAACCTGCTGGCGTTGCAGGGCAAGTCAATCGCAGACTTCATACGCGCCAACGGCTTTCGGGTCACTATCATTAAGCGCTCGGCCTCTGTCCAGAACCGTATCAACGCCGGTCGTTTGCACCTGCCAAAGTGCTGGTTTGACGAGGAGAAATGCCAGCCAGGACTAGACGCGCTAATTCACTACCATTGGGCATATAATGAGCGCCTTGATAACATAACGGCACTGCCTGAGCATGACTGGTCCTCGCACGGTGCGGACGCATTCACATATGGAGCCCAGGCGCCCGAAGGCCACAAACGGCCCAAGCGCAAGAAAGTGCGCCCAGACTCACGAGGGATTGTGTAGATGGTAGCCGCAGTTGAGGATGTAATGCCCGAGGAGCCTCAGGAACAGGGGCCAGACCTCGAAGGCTTGATGGCGGCTCAGGACGCCTACGAGGCCAACGCCATTGGCTCAGATGCCGATAGTGGTGAGCTATCCCTGCAACGTTCGTTGTCGATTGATGCCTTTCACGGCAAGAACATCGAGCCACAGCCTGAGGGCCGCTCACAGGTGGTGGACTGGACGGTATTCGAGACCATTCAGTGGATGCTGCCAAGTCTGTGCCGCATCTTTGCCGGCGATGACAAAATCGTTGAGTTTGTGCCCTTTGGTGAGGAGGACGAGGCCGCTGCCGAGCAGGAATCGGACTATCTGAATTACCAGGTCACGCAGAAGAACCGCTGGTTTATTACCTTTCTGACATGGGCACAGGATGCGCTACTGACCAAGAATGCCTACTGCATGGCGCAGATGGATGAAACGGTCCGCACCGAAATCACCCTGTATCAGGGCCAGACTGAGGAACAGGTCGCAGCACTCCTTGATGGTGATGATGTTGAGGTGGTGGCCTCGAACGAATACCCGGACCCGAACTATGACCCGGAGAAAGCAGAGCCCATCCCCATTGGCTTTGATGATCTGGGTGAGCCAGTACTGGCCCCGGCCCCGCCTGAGAACTTCTTTGATATAGAAATACGCCAGACCAAAGCCAAGCAGCGCATGGAACTGCGCGTATTGCCGCCAGAGCGTTGCAAGGTCGATGCCAACTGCACGGACCACACGCTGCGCCGCTGTGATTACTTCGAGTTCTGGGACGATCCCAGCATTTCTGAACTGCGCTCAATGGGCTTTGATGTGCCCGATGATGCTGGTGATGATGCGGAGTTCGACACGCAGGAGGACACGGCACGGGATGAAATCCTCAAGCTAAACCCGCTGCGTGATCCACGCCAGACGCCTGACCCCTCTACCCGGCGCGTGAAGGCCCGCTATATCTGGGCACGACATGACCTCGATGGCGATGGCATTGCCGAAATGACCTTCAGCCTGCGCATTGGCGAGGAAATATACGATTTTGACCATGTGAATCGGATACCGGTGTCCTCGCTGGTGCCGTTCATTAACACGCACAGGCACATTGGCATATCCGTCAGTGACCTGGTGTTTGACATCCAGCGCATTAAGACCGCGATCCTGCGGCAGGGGCTGGACAGCCTGTATTACTCACAGAATCCCATGAAGGCCTACAGCAACAAGGTCGATGTGGATGATTTGCTGGTTCCGGTGCCAGGTGCGACCATCTCCGTTGATACCGATCAGCCGGATGTAGAGGGACACGTCAGGAATCTCGAAGCGCCGTTCGTTTTTCCGCAAGCCCAGGACGGGCTCCGGCACATGGATACGGTCACTGAGGCCAGGGTTGGCGTAAACCGTATCTTTCAAGGCATAGATGAGGGCAATCTCAACCATCACGACAGGATCGGTAAGCTGTCAACGATGGCCGCTCAACGGATTGAGCAGATTGCCCGAATCTTTGGTGATGGTGTTGAGAACCTGTTCAGCATCTGCCATGAACTGATCATCAAGTCCGGGCATCAGCCTGAGGCCATCAAGCTGCGTGGCGAGTGGGTCAACTTCGATCCCAAGCAGTGGAAAACAGGCCGTGACATGCGCATTGTGGCGCCGTTCGCGGCCGGCAATAAAGACAGCCTGCTTGAGCGTTTGCTGGTGATCAAAAACGTCATGTCCGAGGCAGCCAGTGCGGGTCTGCCGATGATTCAGCAAGACAACCTGTACAATATGGGCCTTGAGATTGCCAAAGCCGCTGACTTGTCCGGTGAGAAGTTCTTTACCGATCCGGCCACCATACCTCCAGAGGAACCAAAGCCTGACCCGACCTTGATTGCGCTCGACATTGAGGGCGAGAAGGCAGAGACCGAACGCCTATCGGTTGAGCAGCGTGAGCGTGACTCACAGCTTGACTCCGAAACCGAGCTCGAAAAGACCCGCATACTGGCCGAGAAAGACATTGCCATTGCCCTGATCAAACAAGGCGGGGCTACGGATCTGGAAAGCCTGCGCGCCGAACTCCGTGATGCGCCGATCCTCAGGAACAATCGAGAGCTTGAGGACATGCGCGGTCTGTTCGAGGGCATGCAGTCAGAAATCACTGAGAATCTGGCCCAGTTGATTCAGGGTATGAATGCACCCAAAGAGATTGTCCGTGATGAGCAGGGCAATATCATAGGAACCAGGCCGGTTAGTGGCTAAGAAACTCACCAAACGACAGCAGATCGCCCGCGGCAAGCGGGTTGAAAAGCTGCTCGAAAATAAAGATTTGAAAGAGGCTTTTGCCGATGTGAAGGCCGCCATCCATCAGCAAATCGATGAGCTTAAACCCTCGCAGATCGATGAGCTGATTCTCTGTAAAGAACGCCTGCACGTCCTCAAGAGTGTTGAAGCAAATCTGACCTTAGCTATCAAACATGGCAAGAAGGCGGAATTTCAGATTCTTGAACAAGACAGGCCGACGCCCTTAGGAGATATACACGCATGGAGACGCAAGAAGCTGGAGCAGACCAGCTAACCCCGCAACAGGCCGCCGAGAGCAAGATCGAGAATTTGCTCTTTCCCCAGGCCGAACCAGAACCGCCAACCGAGCAACCCGAGGCAGAACTTGAGCCAGAGCTTGAGGGTGAGTTCGTGGAGGAGCCTGACCCCGATGATCTAGACGCCCTTGAGGTCGAAGGCGAGGAGGTCGAGGAACAGGTCACCGAACCTGAAATGTTCGAGATGGAGATTGACGGCCAGTTGTACGAGGTACCGGAGCCGATCAAAAACCAGCTTGAGCAGGCGCAGGATTACACCGCAAAGACCCAACAGGTGAGCGAGCAGCGCAAGACGCTGGAAACACTGACCGCTGAGCAAAACCAGGCCAAGTTACAGAACGAATTCCTGGAGTCTGTGGCCGATGAGCGCAACCAGGCAGAGCGCCTTGAGTGGCAAATGGGTGAGCTGCGTACGTACATGCGTAACAACATTGATAATCTGTCCGGACAAGACCTGGAAAAGGTCCGCTGGCAGATTGAGGAGTACAAAACCGAGCAGGATGGACTTGTCAGGTCCATGCAGGCAAAATGGCAGTCGCATCAGCAAGCCGCGGAGCAATCCCAAAGCGAACTCCGCGCCAAGAGCACTGAGGCCATGAAATCTCGTTTGCCCAATTGGAGCGACGAGGCGCACGAGGACACGAAAAAATTCGGCCTCACTGTGGGTTACTCCCAGGAGGAGGTCGATGCAGCCGTTGACCCTCGTGACTTACACGTTCTGTGGATGGCCTCCCAGTACATGCGCCTCAAGGCTGGACAGCCCGCCGCCATTGGTAAAGCGAGAGCCGCATCCGCCATACGTCCCAAAGGTGCACGAGATACCGTGAAACCAGAGACCAGGCGGAAAATTTCTATAAGGAAACGACTCAACAACGCCAAGCGCGCAGGCGCATCCGACAAGGAAACGGCGAAAATGATCCAGCAGGACTTAGAGGACCGCGGGATTTTTTGAGTTCGTAATCTCAAGGAAAGGAGGGCCAAAGGATGGCCGCACTCACAGGAACATCCAGTACCTATTCAGTGGGTACTGGTGGTGGTAACAGGGAGGACTTGTCAGACACGATTTATGATCTGTTTGCTGATGACACGTTTTTCCTGACCAATCTGGATCGCTCAAGCTCTGCTGCAACCACGCATGAATGGCTTGGCGATTCTCTGGCTGCCGCGGCTGCCAATATCGCGGTTGAGGGTGATGACGCAACATTCAGCACCATCAGCAACGCTGCGCGATATGGCAACTACACGCAGATTTTCAAGAAAACCTTTTTGGTCTCACGTACTCAAGAATCAGTACGCAAGGCCGGTCGTAGTTCGGACGTTTCACGGCAAGCCATCAAGCAGATGCGCGAGCTTAAGAATGACGTTGAATTCGCGCTGGTCAGAAACAGTGCAGGTACGGCAGGTGGCGCAACGACTGGCCGCTCGCTGGCAGGCATGGAGACCTGGATCGGTGAGGCCTCGACCTCGGGTGGTGCAACGGCTGCAAACGTAGTCCGCGCAACCACGGCCGCTAGCGCAACCACACCGGCTGTGGCCTCAGGTGTGCCAGGAACGGCGCCCACTGATGGAACCACGACTGGCGCTCTCACCTCTGGCGCATTGAATGCAGCACTTGAGGGGGCCTGGGAGGATGGTGGCACCACCGACATCATTGCAGTAGGGGCACAGGTCAAGAACACGATCAATGATCTGACCTCAATTGCAACCCGTCAGGTGGACGTATCCCGCGGCGCTCAGGCGTCGATCACGGGTGCGGCTGATCTGTATGTGTCGAACTTTGGCACGCACCGGGTGCTGTTGCACCGTCATATCCGCAACTCGGTTGCGCTCTGCCTGGATACCTCTCTCTGGGCATGGGCACCGCTTGACGACTTCTTTATGGAGCCGTTGGCGAAAACCGGTGATGGCGAGAAACGCCAACTGATTGTCGAGGGTACGCTGGAAGCGCGTAACTACATCGGCAATAGCAAGGTCGTCGCTATCGGATGATCGTCATTGTCGGGCATGGGCCGTCTTTATCGGCGGTCCCGCCCGACTTTGATATTGATCAACATACGGTGGTTCGGCTGCGCCGGGCTGAACTGCTGATTGGTACCCGCACTGATGTGATATGTTCGAGCCAGCTTAGATATTCACGGGCCGGCATTGAGTTCTGGCATTTAACTGGCGCAATCCGCTCACGGTGCGTTGAGGTGTTAAAGCCCTACGCACCGTCTTTTTCCAAACCCTCTACAGGTTTGTCAGCGGCTATCCTTGCGCGCGACAAGTGGCCTGATGCTGAAATTGGCGTGGTCGGCTTTGATTACACAATGCATCCGGACCGTGCAGCTGCATGGCAGGAAAAAAGCAGGCATAATCGCTGGATACATGATGCTCATGCCGAAAACGCCTGTATCCGTGACCTCGAAGTGATCGAAATTGCCTGAATTACTCGGATATAACCCCGACCGCGGCACTTGGTATGAGGCCGAGTTCGATGACTTGGGCAATGCCACCATTGCCACCATGCAGGACACCCAGCCGCTGATTGATCACATCCAGCGTCAGCGCAATTCCGGCTATATCGACCGGGGCATCAAGAAAGGCTGGTGGAAATACTGCTCAATCCCTGCGTGGCTTGAGGTTGAACTCAGGTCCAAAGGCATCAATATCTATCGTCGTGAGCAGACCAACGAATTGCTGCGATACATTGACGAGAATTACCCCGCCCTGAAATACACCGACAAAACCCACCGTGTGAATTTATCGTGAAATGGTTTACTAGGGCGGTCAACCGCCGCAAGACATATCCCAAGAACCACTACGGGATTCCGTCAATTGATGATCTGTACGAGGTTGAGGATTTCCTCCGAAATACGGGTGAAAAATACCGAGCGGACAGAATTCGCAATGCTCGAATCACCATGAAGATTTATCTTGATCTGATTTATCAGTTTTCAGAATTGGCCGAGGAATTGGACTGGTTCGACGGTTTGAAGGATTTCGATGCGCTCCGGGCATTTCTGGAAAACTGTGATGCTGACGATGTTCGACAGGCCAACAGAGAAAAGGCAAGGAAAAAGGCGTGACCCGCGAAACCGACCTGAAGCGAGGTCAACACCTGTCAAAGGCTGGCGACTGGGACGCGGCCTACAAGATTGCCAACAAATACCTGTGGCTTGACCCGAATGATGTCGATGCCCTGATGCTGATGATTTTTGTCATGATGGGCACCGGCAAGCACACCATTGCCTATGCCATGACCCGGCGCTGTCTTGAGTTGGCCCCGAATTACGCCTCAGTCCACCTGAATGCCGGCATGGCAGCCAACGAGCTTTGGCGCTCAAAAGAGGCCGAGAGGCTGTATCGACGCGGCATCAACATGGCCGCAACCCCTGAGCAATTGTCCAAATTCCTGATCAATCTCACCGGCGTCTATATCGACAATGGCAGATTTGACGAGGCCGAGGAGCTTTGTCAGCAGGTCCTGCAACTGACGCCAGACAGTCCGAAGGGCAAAGCCAATCTCGGTTTTTGCCAAATCGCCACCGGGCGCTGGAAAGAGGGCTGGCCGAACTATCGCTATGTGACCGGCACCGAGTTTAGGCCCAAAACGCAATATGGTGACGAGCCTGAATGGGACGGTGTTTCACGTGGAACAATCGTACTGTATGCCGAGCAGGGCATTGGCGACATGATCTGTTTTGCCTCGATGCTGCCCGACATGATGGAGTGGTGTGCTGAGAATGAATCAACCCCGATTCTTGAGACCGATTGGCGGCTGTCGAACCTGTTCAAGCGGTCATTTCCGGATCTGGTGATTTATCCGACCGCGAGCGTCACTGAGCAGACCTATAAGCCACAGCACAAGTGGAAAGACGAGCATTGCAGCATCGATTATTCGATACCGATGGGCCAGATTGGGGAGTATTTCAGGAACGCTGACGAGGACTTTCCGCGCACACCGTATCTCGAGCCCGACCCCGACGAGCATTTCAAGTGGCGGTCCCTGTTTGAATCGAAGGGCAAGCCCGCGATTGGCATCGCCTGGACCGGGGGCGCACCCAAGACCGGCGCCCACAAGAAACGCCTCGATCTTGAGCAATTACTGCCCTTATTTGAGCGCATTGACGCGCATTGGGTTAGCCTGCAATACAAGCCCGCCACAGAGGAAATTTCAGTATTCAGGGAAAAACACCCGAATATTGACTTGACAGAGTATCCGCATTACACGCTTGCGCCTGATTATGATTTCACCGCCTCACTGGTCTCGGCACTGGATGCCGTGGTCAGTGTGCCGACATCGGTAGTGCATTTGGCCGGTGCTTTGGGGGTACGGACTGTGGCGATGGAAGCGCCCATGCGCTGCTGGAAGTTCGAGGCCGGCAACCCCTTCCACCCCATTACGGCACAGATACCGCATTCCGAGGATTGGGAAGCGACCATTGCCGAGACCGCAAGTTATCTGGAGGACTTATGTTTACCGAGCGCGACAAACACCGATTCTGGTCTAGGGTCAATATCAAAGGACCAAACGATTGCTGGGAATGGACTGCCGGAAAATCCAACGGATACGGTAGTTTCCGACTGAGAAAGAACACAACCGCTGTTGGTAGTCATCGTATTGCATACGAGCTTAATAACGGCCCAATTCCAGAAGGCTTGCATGTGATGCACAAATGCGACAACAGGGCGTGCTGTAATCCATTTCATCTGATGCCAGGCAACAACCTTGCAAACATTTATGACTCAATGCGTAAGGGTAGACGCAAGGGCGTAACCAGAAACAGGCCTTCTGGGCTGGTTTATCGGAAAGGCGCTGACTATCAATCGAAGTGGCGCTGGGCGCGTGACCGGATGGTTGATTTGCGTAGTTATGGTTGCACGTACAGTCAAATTGCTGATTGGTTTGGGTGCGCGCCAATGACCGTGTATAGGCAAACGTCATGAGTCAATATAGGGTCATGATCGGCTACGATCCCCGACAGCCCGTAGCCTATAACGTCGCCCAGCACAGCGTTATCCGCAATGCCTCGAAACCGGTCTGCATTACGCCATTGGTGCTGAATCAGCTACCGATTACCCGGCGCGGGCTAACTGAGTTCACGTTCTCGCGCTTTCTGGTGCCCTGGTTGTGCGATTTCAAGGGTAAGGCCATGTTCATGGACCCGGATATGATCGTTTTGGGCGATGTCTGCGCCATGATGGATGCCAGGGACCCAATGGCGGGCGTGGTGCATGTGGTCAAGGACCAGCCTGAGTTTGAATGGCCGTCAATGATGGTGTTTTCCAACGCCAGATGCCGCAATTTGACCCCAGAATACGTCGAAAACCCCGAAAATCCCCTATTTGGCTTCGATTGGGCCGATAAAGTGGGCGAAATCCCCGCTGAGTGGAATTTTTGTGTTGGGTATCAGGGCGAGGAGTGCAACACGTTTGGTCCAGTCAACCCCAAGAAGCTTTACCATTTCACAGAAGGTTTGCCGATTTGGCCCCAGACAAGAAATCACCCTGACCATTCACCAATATGGGAGAAAGAATTCAACGATGCCAATTCCAGCGTCAGCTATGCTGAGTTGATGGGGAATTCCGTACACGCACAGAGGCGGAAAACATGAATCTTGATGCAGCAGAGCGCATGGATGGAGTGCGAACTTGGGTGCAGTGGTTAAGACCAAAAGGCAGAGGAGTTCGTCATGCTGTTATAAAGCATGAGTGGCAGTATGGATGTTATAGCGCCTGTGGAGAATCAAACTTGCAAGACCCACACGTCAGCGATGACAGCCCGAAATGTAAGCGTTGCCTGAAATTGGTAAGACCATGAGAATCACTGACGATTACCGCGCCCAGCAGCGCGAACTGCACGACACCGGCAACTATGGTGTCACGGCACAGAAATATGGTCAGTTCTTGTCACGAATCATTGAAAAGCAGGAAATCGACCACGTACTGGACTATGGCTGCGGATCCAATCTCAGTCTCACCCAGACTCTGAAGCCCAATCGCGAGATTGTCTATCAGCCCTATGACCCCTGTGTGCCGAAATACGCCGATGACCCGATCCCGGCTGATTTGGTGTGCTGCATCGATGTGCTGGAGCATATTGAGCCTGACTGCCTTGAGGATGTGCTGGACCACCTGGAGGACCTGACAGGGGCGATCCTTTTCTGCTCGATCAACACCGGCCCAGCCGGCAAAACCTTGAGCGATGGCCGCAATGCACACCTGATCCAGCAGCCAATGCAGTGGTGGCTGCCAAAGTTGTTTGAAAGGTTTACAATTCAGACGGTACAGATGGCAGGACAACAGGAATTCTTTGTCATCGCCCAACCCCAAAGGACGGAGTTGGCAATCGGACCCAAGCCCATCGCGGCCAGTCCGATTATCACAAACGGAGGTGGATCATCGCTGTCATCACCAACTACGCAACACTCCAAACCGCGGTAGCTGATTACCTCGCGAAAAGTGATCTGTCCGGCCATATTCCGAACTTCATTCAGAACACCGAAAACAAGCTATACCGCACCCTCAATCTCCGCAATGAGGAAACGCAGATGTCTATTGCGGTGTCGAGCGGTACGGGTACGGTGCCAACCCCGTTTAAGGCGCTGAAATTCGCCTATATCGACGATGCCGAGCGTCGCATGCTGGAATGGCTGCCGATTGAACAGCTTTACGCCAAATATCCGAACAGATCGGGCGCGCACACACCGTCATTCATCAGCCGGGATGGCACTGAGTTCGTATTTGGTCCCGCACCAAAGGATTTCAGCCTGAAGGGCGTTTATTACGCCAAGCAGGACAATCTGCACGATACTGACGGCAGTTGGTACGTGCAGAATGCCCCCGAATTGCTGCTTTATGGCGCATTGCTCGAGGCCGAGCCCTACATCAAGAATGACGAGCGTATTCCGGTCTGGCGTGAGTTATTCAATGAGGCGGTGAAAACGGTCCAGATCGAGCAGCGCAATGGCGAGTATTCCAAAGGCTTGAAAGCGATGCGCGGGTGATCTATGTCAAAGGTCAAACTGGACTTTCTGAACTGGCGCCCGGACCTTGAGGATTACGATAATCAGGGCTTGATTGAGGCGCAGAATGTCTTTCATCAGCCAGAGGGCTGGAAGGAATACAAAACCCCGACGGTCGGTGCGTTTGTCACCAATACCGCGCTCGGCACCTGTCCCTCGGTGGTCATCAAGTCCGTTGGCACCAACAATCAGCGCATAGCCGCCTTTCTGCATAACCCGGTGGTGGCCGGTGCTGGCGCCACGATTGACTTTAGTATCGGTATATTCAGCCAGGGCTATACCACCATTGGCCTCTATACCACCTACACCTCATCGACCATCAGTAGTTTGCTGACCGGCAATAACGTGATGGCCTTTGATGTCTGTGAGTTGGACGGACTGATATTTTTCTCCGCACAGGCCGAACTGCCAACCGCAACCATACTGAATGCCGCAGCACCGGTGATAACGCTTAACTCAACGGGGTACGCCACGATATGAGCAAGTTTTCATACGACTTGCCGGGGTCCGGCGGTGGCACGTTTGCCAGCGTGTCGGTGCCAAGCGTGGGCTGTGCGCGGGTGCGCGATCATGTGGTGGTGTTGCCAACCGCGGATCGATACAGCATTCGCTGGTGTGCGATTGGTGATCCGACTGACTGGCCAACCCCTGACACCGATGATGCCCGCGCCAAGCAGGCAGGCTTGCAGCAATTCCCCAGTGAGTTTGGCGTAGTCACCGGTGTTGCCGGCAATGACTTTTTTGCCTATGTGTTTCAGGAGACCGCCATCACCAAAATGGTGTATATCGCTGGCGATGAGGTCTATAGCTTCGATACCTTTGAGGAGGGCCGTGGGTGCTGGCGTTTGAATCGCTTCTCGCGCACTGATGACAAGGTGTTTTTTGAGTCGGAATTCGGCTATCACATGCTGGAAAACGACATCATTTTGGATATTGGCGAGGGCGCCGTCGATAAAACTTACGAGCCGTCTACCTAATGGCATTAGTCACCCCCGCACAGAATGAGCAAAAAAATGTCGTGGTCAACGAATCGTTGTCTGTGGTGTTTTTTCAGTCTCGGGGCTTGGCCTACAACTGGAAAACCGAGCAATGGTCACGGCTCAATGCCTCGGTCGGCAAACGCTTTTTTGCCGTTGAGGACAATGAGCGCGTACTGGGCACCGTTGAGGCATCAGGCAGCGCCGTCATGGTGCAGGACTCACGCCAAACCGGGCTTTCTGTGGCAGCGACTGCAACCTTTGTCACCGGTGAGTTTGAGTTCGAGACCGGCCGCCAGGTAACTGTGGATGGTATGCGTCCCATCACAGACGGGGCGAGCCTTACATCGACCCGCATTGGTGTTCGCGATTTGGTGGATGATGCCGTGACCTTTGTCACCGGTAGCGCGATCAACAGCCGTTCAGGGTTTTCCGGCTATCGTGGCGTGACCGCCAAGCCGACCGGTCAGTATGCTCGTGCCGAATTGATATTTGAGGGCGGCTTTACCACCGTCAGCGGTGCCGAATTTGAGTTCTTTTTGGCGGGCGAGCTTTGAGGGTAAACGGTTCCCGGATACTGGAAAGTCCGCGTCTTTGCAGGGTTTTAGAGGGGGAGGTTCCGGAGCTTTGGCGGCTGGTCAAGCCAGAGATTGAGCGCGCCATTGCCAACGGTTGCCAGTGGAATATGCAGGAAATCCACGACCGCATCACCGATGGCCGAATGCAGCTTTGGATCTATGGTGAGCATGAGATTGATGCGGTTCTGGTCACTCGCTGCACCGATCATTGTCTATTATTGGCCTGTGCGGGTTACAATATGCACCGATGGCTAAGGCATTTGAGCCTGATTGAGGTATTCGCCAGGCAGATGGATTGCCAGCGAATGGAGCTTCACGGCCGCAGAGGCTGGCAAAAAGTGCTGAAAGGATACCGGCACCAGGGTACAGATGAGCTTGGCTTGCACGTTCTCACAAAGGATTTGACATGAGCGGCGGCAGCAGACAGAACACCACGGCAACCACCAACCAGAGTGCGTTGACCAATTCCAGCATCAGGAATAACCCCATTCTCAATGAATCCGTTGGCGTTGGCACTGATTTCATCAACCGCGCGTTGCAGTTTGGCGAGGAGGACCCGCTTACCACGGGCGCTCGTGATGTGGTGGGCGATACCCTGTCTGGGCAAAACTTAGGCGAGGAAAACCCCTTTCTCGAGCGCGTATTCAATCGTGGTGCTGATGCGATCACGCAGCGTTTGCAGGGCGGTTTTTCCCGCGCCGGGCGCAATATTGCCGCGGCAAGGCCGGTCGCCGCTGATGAATTGGGCTCATTTCGTGCGCAGCTATTCGGTGATAACTTCCAGCGCGAGCGTGATCGACAGGTGAATGCGGTTGGTCAAGCGCAGGGCTTGGCGCCGATTGACCAGTTTTTGCGCAGATTGGGCCAACTGGGCAATGTGGCGGGCCGTGATGTCAGCGGTAGTTCCGTTAGTTCCGGAACCACAGACCAGACCACTAGAGAGCGTAGCAGCGTTCTTGATCGTGTGCTTGGCATAGGTGCTAGCCTATTTCTCCCGGGGGCGTAATATGCCAATTGGACCGTTTTTGCTCGCCAATCAGCGATTCACCGACCCTGAGGAATTGTTGCGCAATCCCGAGGCTTTCGGGGGTACGCCACCGTTTGTGCCCAATGAGCAGGTACCAAGCCCGACATCGGGGCCGCCTGCGGTAACGAGACTGCCGGGCGGCTTCAATAGTGGCCCTCCGCGTCCCGGGGCTGGCGACAGAGGGCCGATCGATCGAAATCGGACCCCAAGCATTGCTGAACTGATTTTGCGCCGTACAGGGCGTTTCGGTGAGGCTGTACGCCCAGCCACCAACTTTATCGGCGATGTATTCAATTCGGCCCGGAGTTCTGCCAGGCAGGGCTTTCTGGCCGGCGTCGCGCCTGACTTCACCCGTGGTGTGTTGCTGGGCGATCAAAATCGCAGGGCCGAGGAGGCCAATACTCGTCAGAACGCACTGGCCAGCACCGAAATTGCCGCCGCGTTGGCGGGTGTGGGCGGCCCTCAGGAGTCGCCGTTCGGAAAAATCAATCCGTCTGATTTCACTACCGAGTCATTGCAACGCTTCCAGAACAGTGGCGATTTCGGGGATTTGGTGGCCCGTGATGGTACCCCGGCCGATCCTGCCGCGGTGGCTGCGTTTAAGTTCCGCGAGGGTCTGAGTCCCGAACAGCAAAGGCAATTTGATTTGGTGCAACGTGGCTTTAGTGCCAGCAACCAACCGGGTGTGGGCGTTGTGTCCAACCGTGGCGAGGTATTGGCCACTGAGCAGGATGTTCAGGATGCACAAGCGGGCCGTGCCGGTGCGACGAGGCAGGCCACAGCCGATGTTGGTGCGCCGGTAGAGCTTCAGGGTCGCATTGACGAGGCCGAGCAGTTCATTGAGCGTCTGCTGGGTGCCAGGAATGATTTGCAGTCCGGACGCCTGAATACCGGCTTTATTGCGGGTAGGGCGCCGGCGTTATCAGATGCCGCGCAGCGTTTTGACGAGATTGCCAGCACTGGCGTTTTGAATGATCTGGCCAGTGGCAGCTTTGGGCAGTTGAACACCTCAGAATTGCAATTTGTGAAGGATCTGAACATCGCCCGGACCAAAAATGAGGATGTGAATATCGACCAGATTGATCGCTTAATTGAGATTCTACAGCGTGAGGTCGGACGCTCACGGGATGAAATCAGCAGAATCCAGGGCGGACGCTCTGAAGTAATTAACTTTGGCGACTTGCCGGAATGATATGCCTGACGTACGCCTGCCAGACGGTCGAATAATTCGCGATGTCCCGGATGGCATAACACAAAGCGAACTGATGGGCCGCCTGGACCGGGCTGATCGTCGTGCCCGTGTTGAGGAGCGCATTGCCAGCAATCCGGCCGAGTTTGACCCCTCCAGCGCGGAATTTCAGGCCCGCTTTGGACCAACCAGCGCCAGTTCACGCTTTGAGAATTTCCTTGCAGGGGCAGGCAAAGCCGCGATTGATACCGCGCGTGGCTTTCGCCAGTTGCTGGGCTCCGACACGGTACAGGCCGAGATTGACGAATCCCGCAGGCTTGATGAGCCGCTTTTGAATACCACCTCGGGGCTTGTTGGTAACATCACCGGCAATGTGGGTATTGCGCTGGCGCCGGGCGCCATTGCGACCCGAGCACCGGGTGCTGCAACGCGCTTGTCACAGACCATCCAGGCCCTGTCTAACCCCAACACGGTCAGGACGGCCGCAGCCTCAGGCGCGGCGCTGGGTGCTGTGCAGCCGGTCGCCACCGATGAATCCAGATCCTTTAATGTCGGCGCTGGTCTGGTTGGTGGTGCGGTTGGCCAGAGATTGGCCCGGCCCATTGCAAATCGCTTGTCGCAGGCGGGCAATGATGCGGTTGAACTTCTGAGAAATGCCGGTGTGCCGCTTGATGCGGCGCAGCGCAGTGGAAGCCGTGCGCTCGAGGTATCACGAGCCCTGCTTGATGACAGCATATTCACCGCGGGCGGCCAGGAGGCTTTTGGCGAGGCACAGGCCCGCGGCTTTACCCGCGCTGTGTTGCGCACTATCGGTGAGGATGCCGATCAGGCCACGCCCGCTGTACTCAGGAGGGCCAGAAATCGCATCGGGCGGGTATTTGATGAAATCGCCGAGACCAGCCCGCCGCGGTTTGATCAGGAGCTTATGGGTCAGTTGGTAGAGATTGGCCAGACAGCAAGGCGCGCATTGACGGCTGCCGATCAGCGGGTATTGGCCAGGAACTTGCGCGATATTGTCGAGGCCAACCAGGGCGGATTTATTAACGGCAATCGGTTTAACCGTATTCGCTCGAATCTCGGCAGGCTGACCACCCGCCCGGATATTGGCGAATTTGCAGGCATGGCACAGGATGCACTGGTTGGTGCATTGCGGCGCAGTTCCCCAGCGCAGGCTGACGCGCTTGATGTGGCAGTCCAGCAGTTTCGCAACTTGAGAAACGTCCAGAGCGCCATCGATAAGGGATCAGATCGCTTTATCAATCCATTACGCCTGTCAAACGCTTTGCAAAACAAGCGCAATCAAAATCTGAGCCTGTTTGGTCTGGGCGGTGAGCTAAACCTCGAGCTTGCAGACCTTGCCCGCGCGGGTCGTGAGGTCTTGCCAGATGCGATTGGCAATTCAGGGACTGCCGCCAGGCAACAGCAATTGTCCAGGAGCCTGCTTGATGTGGGCGTTGGTGCACTGGCTTTACCATTGGGTGGCCAGAGCCTTTTGAACAGCCAGCGGGTTGCAGGGCGTTTGCTCACCGGTGAATTACCGGGCCTTGCTGGTGCGGTTGCCAGACAAGCGCCATCGGCACAGGGGCGCAATATTCAGTCGCAGATATTTGAGCGCGACTTTGATTTTGAGCCACCCTTGCAGTGACCCGGCAGACCAGAACCAGGATTGATCAAAACCGGGGCCGACCGATCGATGCCCGCACCTTTGAGCAATCCTCAGATCCACTGAAGTTTGCCATTCGGCATCGCAATATCAGTTCCGCCTCTGGCGTGTTGACGCTGGACTTGGCACAGGCCAATAGCTTTACCTGCACCCTGACCGAGAACATCACCAGCATTGATGTCAATGGCCCGATGCGCACCGACCAGTTTTGGTTTTTCTATCTTGAGCTGATCCAGGAGGCCACAGCCCGCACCGTGACATGGCCAGCGGCTTTTCTATTCCCCGGCGGGACCGATCATGTGATGTCCACCGGCAATGCCGATATTGACAGCATTTTTGGATATAGCCTTGATGGCGGTAGTAATTGGCGCTGTCGCTTTGAAACCAATTACGCATGAAAGTACGCAGAACAACGGATTTTATTGTTGTGCATTGTTCGGCCACGAAGCCGACTCAGGATATAGGGGCGGCCGAAATTCGTCGATGGCATGTTGAGGATCGTGAGTTTAGCGACATTGGCTATAATCAAGTAATAAGACGGTCTGGTGCAATTGAGCTTGGCCGACCGCTGCATCTGGCAGGTGCTCATGCCAAAGGTTTTAATGCTGTCTCGGTATCAGTTTGTTTGGTTGGTGGCATAAATCCGAATGGCAGACCTGAGAACAATTTCACTGATGATCAGTTTGAATCGCTTCACAAGACGCTAGAATATTGGTCTTGTATATATCCAGCGGCTACTATACTTGGCCATAGAGATTTACCAGACGTTACAAAAGATTGTCCATGTTTTGATGTGAGGGAATGGCTGGATGGATAAAGCTGAGATTAAGGACAGACTAAGCAAGCTAAAACCCCGCCTGGAAAAACTTTGGGGCAAATACCCGTTGGTCGCGCTGACCTATTTCCTTGCAGGGGCATTGGCCGGCGTCGGTCTTTGTTTGGTGCTGTCATGATTGGTGAGGTTCCACCGGACTTTCCAAAGATTTACTGGTTGGCTTGGTTGATCATTGGCTTTGGTGCAATGGAGGCTTGGGCGGTCTATACCGGGCGCGTTGAGTGGACTTTTTCATATACGGTTTGGTGGCTGCTTGGCACAGGTGAGGAAACCAGGGAATGGTTTCGGTGGATTGCCCGCGCAGGTGTTGCGGTCTTGTTTGCGTGGCTAATTCCGCACTTTTTCACGGGATGGGAATGGTTCCGGTGAGTTCATTTGGCCAGTGGGGCTCTGCTGACGTTCATTCTCGATACATAGAGAAGGTGCCAAGCAAAAGCAGGCGGCGATGCAATTGTGGTTGTAAGCAAAGGGCCACCCACATGGGCATGGCAAATGGTGTTTGCTTGATTAAAGGGTGTAGTTTGTCCATACGGAGGTGGTCCAAACAATGAAATACGCAAGTGCAGAATGGATTAACGAACACCGGGTATTTCCGCGGATATTCGTGGCGTCGTATCTGTGGTTTTACGGCTATGTGCTGATTCAGGTCTTTGACTGGTTCGTACAGTACGATTTCAACAATCTGCCCAGCGACCAGATCATCGGTGCCGCAGCCGTTGCCGGTGTGGTGGCGTTTCCGGGATTGATCCTGACCACCATGTCAAACACCCTGAAACAAATCCTGTCCAGCTATTGGAACGGAACGCCAAAGAGTGCTGATCAGTGAATAACCTCCTCATCGGCGGGACAGTCACTGGCTGGATTGGGTGTATCTTATGTTTTAGCTTGTGGCAGGAATCCAAAGAGGATCTGGCCGCAGAAGTGGAGCGATGCAATGCCGACAAACTGGCTTCGATCACGCAGGCGCAAGATGAAACACGAATCGCCTTGCAGCGAATCCATGACAACGAACTCGCCCAGATTGAGCGGAACATTACACTTGCCCAGCAAGCCCGAGACACTGCCCAGGCTGCCGCGGATCAAGCGGAATCCTTACTTGCAGGACAGGCGGCGCGGATAACCCAGCTAGAACTGGAGGCCAACATCGATGAAATACCCAGCTATGCTGATTGTTCTATTGTCTATATTCCTCGGAGCGTGTTGTACGCCGAGGGTTGTCACGCAGACGGAAGTGGTGACGGAAACGATTACCGAGTTTGTGTCGGTGCCTCCGGACTTAACCCGGCCGATTCCGCCTTCACCAATATTACCATCGGTGACGCCCACAGACTCTGGACCAGAGACCGGGCAGCATTAGGCGCCTGCAATGGACGGCTTGACGGCATAAGGAACTTAACGGGTGAAGAACATCCTCGCTAAAGCCTCAATTCCGACCGTGGCCGCGGTTATTGGCATCTGGTACACGCTGGACCCGTGGCCAAAGGTGGGCTGGATTACCCCAAACCAGCATCAGGCGGCGTATGAGGTCACCCAGGAGGCCGTCAAGGACTTCAGGGATGAATGGCGCTGTGACGAGTATGAGGAGGAATTGCTCGACCTCAGGCTGGCCCAAGCTGCCGGCGATACCTCCGAGGAAACCAAGCGCAAGATCGAAATTTTGCTGGCCAAAATCGACAAATTGAATTGCCATCGATTTGACGATTAAGTGTTAAAATCGGGCGAACGGTGAGGTTCAGTCACCGCCCACCACTTCCATAAATGCTAAATAGGAGCTAGCAAATATGGCGAAAAGACAATTTAGAAAATCCCCACAGGTTTGGCAAATCATGGGTGATGTTGCAACGATTGAAATCGTTCGCCGAAATGGTGAGAAACACACTGTTTATGCATCACGGCCAGATGTCTCTAAACTCGAAAAATATCGATGGCATATATGTGGCAAAGGTTATGCGTGGACCACTTGGGCTAGAAAAGACAAAATAGTATCCATGCACTCAATAGTTCTGGGTCGTGGTTGGCTTGATCACATCAACGGCAATAGATTAGATAACACACGCCAAAACCTTAGAAAAGCTACTCAAGCGCAAAACATGCGAAACAAAAAGCCGCATAGGGGCAAAAGAAGTAAGTATAAAGGCGTTTTTATTAGACGATACGGGAGAACAAGGGCAAGAATCGGTGTAAACGGTAAATTATTAGATTTGGGTGGTTTTGATTCAGAGAAAGAAGCGGCCCGGGCCTATGATATAGCAGCCGAAAAATTTCATGGTGAGTTTGCACTTACAAACAAAATGTTAGGCTTGATATAGCTCATTATGGGAAAAATGGCACAATCGGAATGTGCTAATGTTCGAAAAACTACGGATGGTTTATCATGGCGCTTGAGGTCGGATGGTCAACGGTTGCAAAATGGGGCGCTGGGGTCATTGCCTCAATAACTGCTCTGTACGCCGGCCTCCTGAATCGTTGGTACAATGATCGACTGGCACAAGTGGACAGAAAACTCTCTGAACAGGATAAGGTTTTGACCAATCATTCTGAAAGACTGAGTGAGCATGAAACGACGATGGCCACAATTACGGCGCACATCGAACATGCTGACGAGCATCGTCAAGACACCAAAGACCGCCTAGCCCGGATTGATGAAAAGCTAGACAAACTCATTGCCGAACGATGAAATAAACTCTGCCTGGGCCAGAAACTGGCAACGCGCCAAACGAACCGCGGTTGAATATCTGGCGGTATTTATCTCCACGATTGGATTTATATTTGGCGTTCTCGGTCTAATGGTTGGAATGGTGGCGGCATGGATTGCATGGGACGCTAACCAACAGGCCAAAGTAGTTCAGCTACAATTGCAGCATCATATGGAGGGACACCAATGAGCGGCAGACCCTGCAAGGCAGCCATCGATTGCACCGGATTTATCTATCAGCTTGATCGCGTGATTGATCTAATCCTGACCGGGCACATCACCGATCCCGGGGCGATTGACGAGTTCAACGAGCTAAAAGAAAAAATGCAAAAGAAACTCGACAAGTGGATTGAGAAAAACGTCGATTTTAGTGAGACACAGCCATAATCAGCGTATAAAGCCATAAGGCGCACCAAAAACTAAAACCAGCGCCAGCTATGAATATTAGCCAGCACCACCAACAAATTGGCTCGCGGCTCATTTAGCGTTGACCGCTTCTTTCATGCGCGCCTCACGCAACGCCTCACGCAGGTTTTCCCGTTCTTGCTGCAAGCTGCGAATGGTGTTTTGCATATGTGAGTAGTTGCGCTGGAATTCCTCGTTATCGACTTTCAGCATTGCCATCTGGCGATGGTAGTCATTCGAGGCGGTGCAGCCTGGATTGTCCTCACCGGCCTGCGGCATGTTGCAGATCGCATACACCGCAGCATCGCGCAAGCCCACTTGATAGGCCATCCGTGCCCATTCGAGTTTCTGACAGACCTCGTCCACATAAGACTTGCCCGCTGACAGGCTGGCACCGGTAATGGATAGGCCACCATCGACCACGCCCATGCAGGGTGCGCTTGGATACAGGCTGCCCCGACCCACTGCCACAGTGCGATCAATATCGATGTCATCGGGCGCTGTGAAGTTCACAATCGCGGATGATTGATTGTGATTTTCATTCTCGGATTGCGCCAGTGCGCTTGAGAAGGCATTCGACTCTGACCGGGCGTTAGCCTCTGCATTGGCCTCAGATGAGCGGTCATAAATATTATCTTTGTTGATGATTACCTTTTGCGGCCCTTTGTCTGGTGGTGTGGCATGTGCCCGTTCCATCACCAGCATGGTCCCGAGAACGCCGACCACAAAAACTGCAATCATCCAAAGTTTGTCTCTCATTCGTTGTGTCATGGTTTTTCCCCTGTTAAGTGCGCGCCCCTGCATTGATTCAATTGACCATGAAAGTCCCCATTATGCAGGAACGCGCTTAATTTTGGTTCTGTCTGTCGGGGGCGGAGTAGTGCTTTAGTTTAATTTGGTTCAAAAGCCCATAAATAGTGCCCAGGTGGCGCCAAATGCCGTCCATACCTATGTCCTTACATGCAGTTCGTAGCTTGTCCGTGTGATACATGGCATTTGAAATATCTACTGCCATCTTTTCATCTTCTGTCATTTCTCTAGAAAACATCCAGTTACTAGCGGCAGTTTGCCAGTAATTTTCTTGATCTATCTGAACCGCATAAGCTTGATGACAGTCTGCTCTTTGGCACTCATGATCGCTTTTAGTGTTAGCCCCACATTTCGAGCAATACCACTGCATCAGCTTTCTGGCCCGATAACGACCAAAAACGCAAAGCACAGGCTGAGCCACCAAATAGGAATAGAAATCCACCCCCATTCTAAGAATGAGGCGATAAAGCACATGGGGACAATAACAATCATCATTCCCCAAACAGCGACAAAGACAGTGCCTTCCATCAGCTTTCTTAGCATTGTTCCCGCCCGCTCAAGGCAGTAACCAAGCTATAGCAACGCAAAGAATCCCGCCGACAAAGAGAATTACTAGAAGCCCACGGGCCTCGTTCTGTTCCCTCTGTCTTTCAATTCGTGCCTTGTGCGCTCTGATGGCTTCAATGTCGCCTCTCTTAAACACGATTCTGCTCCCGTAAGGCGGCTTTACTGTGAGCCTTCTGGAAACATATCGTTTCCACATCTTGGGCACCTGAGAATGCAACACGGAGTTTCAAACCATTCTCGCCAACCGCACATCCAGCATATATATTCAGTCATGATTCCGCCCCGCTACGACAGGCTCCTGAATTTTGACGGGCCACCACTCGCCCCACGCTGGTAATGTATTGCACAGGTCATTCTCAAGCGGTCTCGGTGGATGGCCTTCGGCACGCCACCAATACCACCCGAGCTCACTTGGTAGGGTTTTGGTCCACAAATCTGGAATCGTATCCACACAGAAGTAACACTTGCAGCCTAGAAAATGCACCGTGCCGCAATCCTTGCACGGAAATCGTCGGTGTTCTTCACAGAGTCTTGGATCACTCATCAGGTAACTGCCGTGATTGGGCGGAGACGGCTTCCCCAATGACTTGCTCCGCTGCTCGAAAAATTGTTTTCTTTAGCTGTGCTAACAATTCCGGTTTCCCCTCCAAGATTTCACCGTAATCAATCCTCTCGTGTGTTAGTACGACGGCCCAATAGTGCGGGGTTTTATTCACAACGCTGCCTCAACTGGGCGGGAACCCACTTAGCCGCCATTGCCTCAAGCATTCCTGGGTATGACCGTGATCGGTCCTTGCCTCTGGTCTCGCTTGGGCTCGCGTACCAAACCTTGTGACGCTCCTTTGGCGGTAGCGTCATCATGTAATCGTAAACATCCTTTGTGCGCTCAAGCGGCTCAAGATTGTGCAATGCGAGGCCGGTTTTCTTTGTCTCCGGGTATCCGAACCACCACGGCTGAACGTACTGCACATTCGCCTTGATGTAGGTGAATATCACTGATGCCGGATTTTCCAGACAGACCGATTTGGCCCGTTTCTTGGCTTCGTGGAACAGGCGCAGGGTCCAGCCTACGTCCTGATCGCGCCCCGGTGTCTTGGCGTGTGTTCCGTTTCCGCAAACCGCCATTCGTGTGCAGTCAGGGTGCAAAATAATCAGATCCCACGGCATGTAGTCCAAAGCCTCGAAAATATCGCATTGCAGGTGTTTGTCGGGGTTTCCCTCTGTCGGATCAACGTCACAGGACCAAGCATTGCAACCAGCAGACTCAAAGGCTTTCTGGCCTGTTCCGGTGTACTCGCATCCGATAAGTACATTCACTCTCGTCGCTGTCTCTGTCGGGCGGAGACGAGTCTGCACGACCCGTTACAGAACCCCTTGCAATGTTTGCATGTCACTGTTGCTGCTCCTGTACGGCGGGATCAGGCGACCAGTCCTCGCAATCCGCCACATCGACCCGTAAGTCGTATCCTGTGTGTCTATCAAAGTCGCGAGCCAGCCAAACATCACCCAACCGACTCGCCCCTGTGCATCTATATCTGTTTCCGTTGTAGGTGCAGAACAGCCTGCAACCTTCCATGAACTCGCGAAAATCATTCTGCAATGCAGCGGGCAGACGGAAGTGATTTAGCACCCACCGGGCATACTTGTGCTTGCAGAATTCCGTGTCTATGAATTCGTCAACGTGCATCAGGACGCCGCCCCCTGTCGGCGGAGCCACGATCAGCTAATTTGTTCAGCCCAACAACCATGCCCCATGACACCCAAATGACTGGCCCACAAGCAAAAAACAATGCCGCAGAAACCCAATCCTTTTTGGCCATTGCGTCAATCGCCGCTACAAACAGCCATAGACCAACGAAAGTCCACACAATCAGTGCGATTAATATCCAGCTAACAATGTCAAATTCGCCTGTCACTGCCCTCGCCCGGCGGAATCACAGCCAAGCTGCACCCCTAAATATCTAAATAATTAGCGACCTCAGATCCGTAGAAAGACCCAACAGTCCTTAACATAATCATGCGTCCTGA